GCCGTGGCCGCAAACCCGCCCGCCTCGCTGCGCGCCTGTTGCGCCAGTTCGCGCTCGGTCGTGGCGCCCTGGGCACTCAGCAGCGCGGCCCCTGCACTGGCTGCAGCATCCTGCTCAGACTCCACCGCATCGGCTGCGCTGGCCGTGGCAATGCTTGCCTGCGCCGTCACCAGCGCCAGAGCGCCCTGCGCAGCGGCCAGCGCTTGCTGTGCGGCGTCAATCGGCGGATACGGCTCCTGCACCAGGATCTCGTGCAGATTGCAGGCGTTGTTGGGCACCAGGGCCATCGCATCCAAGAAGCGCTTGCCGGTGTCCGGGTTCCAGGCCTGCACCCGGTAGCGCGAGCCAGCCACGCCCAGCGCGTTGGGCCACAGCTGCAGCACGGCGCGGCCTGCGGCGTCGGCGAACGTCTCGACAGTCTCAGGGACGACAAAGCCCTGGTACACCTCGGTGGCGTCCAGCGTGGCCTTGATGCGCGCGCCGGCCACCGCATTGCCGTTCTGATCGGCCGCAGTGAGGGTGACGGGTACGGTGGTGGTGCTCATGGCTCGGCCTTCTGGCGCTTACGACGCCATCGCGGAAGAGGCAGCCCCTCCTGCGAGAGCGCTCTTTGCGGTCGGACCAAAGCTCATAGTCCCCTTCAGCTCAACACCAAGGGCTGTTGCAAACAGTTGGTAATGGGCTTGAGCGCGCTGGGCGTTTCCTGCGTACTCGCTATCTTTCATGAAACAGCGCGCCAAAACGTAGTCCAGCAGCGCGTTGCCGTAGATGTCGGGCAGGCTGATGTTGCCCGTCACTGCCGTGTAGAGTGCCCCGTCGGCCGGCTCCATCACATCGGTCGGGTAGGCCGCATACACGATGTCGAGCTGAGCGGCCGTCGTGGCTGGCGGGTAGACGTAGAACGTCTTGGGGTCACGCGGGTCGTACATGAAGTGGAGGATGTCCACCGAGCCCGTGATGTTGTGCCAGCCTGGCGTCTGCGCATCCAGGATCTCGCGGTTGACCATGCGCACCGACTTCTTGGCGCTGGTGGCGGCTGCATTGCGGATGACCTCAATCAGCTTGGCGCCATTGGTTGGCAAGGACTGCTTCGTCCCAGCCGCGCAGGTCAGGGTGGCGTTTGTCACCATCGAGTCCGGGCGGTAGAGCACGACTTCGCGCTGGCCGTCATTGAGGTAGCGCACCAGCTCGCTGACGGGCCAGCGAATGGATGTGTTGTCTTGCAGCGTTTCAACGCAGCGGCGGATGACAGACTGGGCGGAAATCGGCATGTAGCACTCCTGGCAATGAGTGCAAGAATCCCGCCGAATTTTTCGGAGTCAACGTCAGAGGAAAGTCGCTCGGCTACGCATCTTGGCGGCCATCACACCGCGGCTGTGTTTTGCCGCGATGGTGGAGATTCGGCGCTCGAAAAGCGCTTGCTGCTCCTGTGCCCCGTTGGGGTCTGTGAACGGCTGCCCCGGAAACCGCTTGAGAGAAGCAATGGCCCCGTGGGCAATGTCCTGCATGTGCTGATACGCCAGGGCATCCTGCAGCGTGGTTGATGTGATGCTGGGCGCAAAGGCGGCCTCAACGACCACCGGAACGCCTGCCGCCTGAAGCGGGTAAACCAAAAGCACGCAGCCATCTAGTGTGAAGGAGAACTCACTGCCAGGGCTTGAACGCGACAACTCCAGGCCGTGCGATGTCTCCACCAATGGGATTTCGCGCCCGGCAACTTCGACGGACTTGATCTTGATAACCTGCGCGCCAGACGGAAGCTCAAGCTCCACGCGCTCCGTGCCATCCGTCAAGACGGCATCCAGCACCTCACGCCATGACAGCGTGCGCCGGAAGAACTCGATGGCGGCCAATCGGACATGCTGCTCCATGGTCGGGTCGGGACACCCAATCACATGGGGCAACACATAGGGGCCGAAGTCAGACCACTTCATCGTCGTACTGGCGGTGGGTCAGGTAGCGCAGCTGAACGCGGATCTTGTCATCGTCCATGCGCTCCACCTCGGAACGAGCCAACCCGCGCCGGTGGGCCAACTCGCGCAGGTCGCTGCCCGACAGCTTTTCCGGGTTCTCCCGGTCGGCTGCAGACAGCGCCTGCGCAGGCTCGGCGGCTTTGCGCGGGCTGGCCATCAGGCGATGCCTACAGTCACAGGTCGGCAGATCAGCGTTGCGCGGATCGTCTGGCCTGCGGCAGGGTTTGCGCCCAGGAACTTGATGCCCCAGCCGCGCTCGGAAGCGTCGGATGCAATGGCATTCACGTTCTTGGAGCGGCGGATGACGCCGGCCGTCGCGGCAGCAGAGGCGGCGAAGAACTCGCTGCCCATGGTGCGTGCGTTGTCGGCCTTGGCATAAGCGCCACTGATGACGCCAGCATCGAGAGTGGCCGAAGCGCCCAGGACGCCGTTGTCCACGATCAAATCCACGGGCACGCAGTTCTGCGGGATCGCGCCGAACTCCACGATGTCATTGATGGCATCGCCGGTCACGGTCACATACTCGCCCGTCACGATGACAGGGCAGCTAGCTTCGGTAGCGGTAGGGGCTGGCAGACCCGCCAGCACCTGCTTGGATTGTTTGAGGGCCATTTTGGTATTCCTTCAGGTTAGGGTTACGTTAGACGGCGGCGGTGTAGGCCGTGTCCACAGTGATCTGGCCGTAGTCCATACCGTCGAACTGGGACTTGTCAGCACCAAAAATCATCTCGAAGAACAAGATGTGATCGTGCTTGCGGTCGTCCATGTCCTCGTCCAGGCTTACCGACATGCCATCGGCCATACCCTTGGTGCCGTGCGCGATGGAAACGGCGTTGGCGCCCATGAACAGCGAGCGGGCTGCGGGCACGTTGCCACCAGAGCCGTAGTCGCCGAACTTCACACCGACTTCCATTTCGTCAATCAGCACGCCGTTGAACATGCCGGCGCCGCCCTTGAAGATTTCCGACTCCTTGCCCACAGCTGCGGTCAGGGCCTTCTGGGCCTCGAACCAGCCTTGTGCGCCCACGTCGTCGCGGATGTCCTGCATCACCTCGGGCAGCACCGCCAGCACAAAGCATTCCTTGCCACCCTTGCGGATGGGAGTCATCTTCACCGGCTTATCCTTGCCGCCCAGCATCTTCTTGGCCTTGGTGCGCAACTTGTTCACCGTGGCCAGGGAGAGCTTGTCGCCCGCCACCAGCGTGGCCTTGGCCTTGTCGCCAGCCGCGCCGACAAACAGGTGGGCCGCATCCGGTGCACGCAGGGCGTTAGGGTAGCCTGCGTAATCCGTGCCGAAGTGGCTGATTTCATCGCCCACACCACGGGCGCCGGATGCGGCGGTCACGATGACCTGCTCGTACAGTTCTTTGATGTACTCGGTCAGCTTCTCGCGGCCTTGCTTCTTGAGGTTGTAGCCAACGCGCGACTGCTCGATGCGGGCGCCAACGTTCACGCCGTGGCGGAACTCGTTGATGCGCATCGTGTGTGCGGCGTGCTGCAGCTTGAACTCCTGGCCCGCGAGCTTCTGGCCCTCGGTGATGGGGGCGCCGCGCAGCTTGGCCACCAGTGCGGTCGTCACTTCGTCGCCCGAACCCTTTTCGAGTTCGGTCTTTTTGATGACGGCAGAACGCGAGCCTTCTTCACCCACCAGGCGGGCGAAATACTGCTCTTGTGCAGCGTCGTTAGCTACTGCCGCTGCCCAGGCTTTACGCTTGTTCGGGTCGTTCGGCAGGATCGTGGTTCTGGCCATGGTTTACTCCTTAGAAATGGCGCGACGAATACGGGTGATGCTGAGACTTCGCATTCATGTAAGCCGTATGCGCTTCTTGTGGGGACTCAAAGCTGCCAAGGTATTTGTGCACCCCGCCAACCCTTATCCGAGACTCCCACCGTTCACGCCTACGACTTGTGCCGGGGACATGAATTGCCCCCATGAGCCCACTTGCAGATTTGGTCTGTTTCACGGCCAAGTTCTGCATGTTTTGCGAAGCTGTTGCCAGTCGCAAATTGGTCACGGCGTTATTGCTTCGATTGCCGTCGATGTGATCGATAGCTCTCTCAGGCCAAACCCCATAAACAATCGCCCAAATCACGCGATGTACCAAATAACTGCAGCCACCAACCTTGACCTGCCGATACCCGCTATTCAGGTTTGAGCCTGCAACGCGATGAGTCAAACTCCCGCGCGAGCAAGCTGTAGACCAGCGAATTTCACCGGTTTCCGCATTGAGGTCAAAAAGCCGACGGAGTTGGTCCGGCGACATTTTTGGTTTCCCAGTCATCCTGCGTTCACCCTTCTTCATCCCACAGTGACGCACTCCTGCGCGCCGAAAAACCCCCAGCGGAAATGCCAGGGCCTTACAAAGCTGGCTCAGTTCGCCGCTTGCCTTCTGGCTTGCCCACCCTCACGGACTGGCTGGCCTGTATACGCACGCGGGCCTTGCGCCCATCTTTGGATTCGAGTATTAGCACAATTTTTTCGGAGTCAACGCCATTGATTCCGCGCAGGCAAACAGATTCGCCCTCGCGGATTTCAACGACCAGACCCGGGCGGTTTTGTGCCATCACTCGTCCAGCAGTGCCGCTTGCTGTGCGGGGGTCAACTTGGCGTAGGCGGCCTCGTAGGCTGGCCCCTTGAGGCGTGCAATCTGCTCGATCACCCCACCCGTGTTCGGCGTGGACGCACTGGGCAGGCTGCGCAGCGTCACGGGCACATCGCCAGCGGGCCTGCGGTCGGCTGCGGGCGCCTTGACTGGAGTCTGCACACCACGCATGGCCTTGACCATCTTGTGCGCGTCCTCGATCAGGTCTGCAAAGTCTTTGCCCGCGTTGTCGGGTTGGGCTGCCAGCACCTGCAAAGACGTGTCGAACTGCTTTTGCGCGGTGGCATCCGCGGCATAGTCCACCTCGGCCTTGGTCTTTGCAATAAGGCGCTGGATCGTGCGAGCCTGGTACGCCTGCTGCGATTGAGCGTTTGCTTCCTGCAGCGTTTCGGCGCGGATGCGGGCTGCGGCCAGGTCCTCCAGCGCCTCTGTCACGCGCATCTCTTCGGTGGCAAACTCTTCGGCCGTCATCTCGCCATCCATCAGCTTGCGCATGGCGTCGGCCTTGGCCTGGAGTAGTTCCGTCCTCTGCGCCTTGTGGTCGGCGGGCAATTCCGCCTTGTACGCTGGCAGGGCGGCTGGCTCAGGCTCAGGCTCAGGTTCTTGCTGCGCGGCTTCTGCGGCTGGCGCATCGGCGGTCGGAGCATCGGCTGCGGTCTGCTCTTGCTCGTTTTCGTCCTGTGCCTGCGACTCGTCTGCGCCGTCTTCGGCTGGAGTCTCAAGAGGCTCGTCATCGCCAAACGGATCTTGGCCGGCCGCCTCGGCGGCTGCGATGGCTTCAAGGGCTTTGAGGTCTTCGGGTGTGCTCATGGTTCTCACTCCTGCGGGATGGGTTGGGAAAATTGTTGCTGCATCAGGCTCTGCTCCACACCATCGGCCATCGGCGTCTGGCTGCCCACCATGGCTCCGTCCATCTGCTGCATCTCGGGGATGGGCTCTGGCGCAACAGGTTGCGGTTGGGGTTGCGCAACAGGTTGCGGTGGCATGGCGGCCGGGTCAATCACACCCTGGCCATTCATGTCCTTGAACCCCACCGACTTCAGCAGCTCGTCAGCCACGGGCGTGATCTGCGGCGCCATCGCCAGCACCTGCGCAGCCTGGGCCGACAGGTACAGCCCCTCCAGG